AATTTGCTTATTACCCTCTGATAGTTCTGGACTATAAAGTTCTACAGTTCCTGTAGTCTCAAACTCTGCTCTGTATAGAGTGAACTTGAGATCTTCCCACTGGCTTGCCTCCCATGTAGATGCGTTCTGAGATTTAAACAGAGAACCCAGAGTGGGTTGGTTAGAAATGTAAGTGTCACTTACAATGTCATTTTCACCAACTCTAGAAATATAAACACTATACTTAGTTGAGTTAGAAATCAAGCAGATAGCATATTCAGTGTTTTCTCCCTCAAGGAACACTGGAGCATCAAACTCAATTGTAGTAGCAACTGTTCCGTCATCAGAAGTATTAACTTCATTTGGATCAAGATTAACTTCAGAGAATGGAAGAATGTTTGGAGTTGGGAAACCATCCTTCATAGTTCTGAGTTGGAACTTAACAGGAGTATTACCGTCATCCTTAGTGCGGAAGAATATGTCGCACTTGGTTACAAATACGCCAGGTGCTTCCTTAACCAAGAAAGATTGTGCAAGTGGATCATACCAACCAACAACATTTTCACTTACGGATGCAGTTCCAATATTTCTACTAGAAACGACTTCAGTATCAAGAGTTCTGTTAACGAGCTCCGACTCAAATTCTTGTCTGTTTTCAATTCTTGCGTTTCTAACAGATAAAATTTGACCTTGTACGGTCTCTAATGTTCCAGATGTTGGATATGCTTCTTCACCAATGGTCGTAGCAGCATTTTGATCATTATCTGGGTCATTTGTTAAAGTAAATGTATTAGTTCCAGTTTCAAACTTTGGATTATCTCCATTGTCTGGATCTGGAATAAAGAAACTTCCGCCAAGAGCAGATGAAATATCAGTAATAAGTCTAACATTAGATACTGTTGCTTCAGCACCACTGGTTTCTCCTGTAAGAGTCATTCCAGTCTGAATATATCCAAAGAAATTTCCTTGTGGTTGATCAGCAAGAGAATATGTATCAACATTCAGAGTTGTAGAAACTGACGAATATGTTTCTGGAATTACAGTATTGCCAGTTATGTATGGATTATTTGGATAAGTTTCGGTCGGAGCATCATAATCACCTCTTCTATGATTACATTGTGCTACTCTAAAATTGATAGATGGGTTGGTGTTTTTACCCTCGTCTGATAATCCAGTAGATATAACTCTACCAGATACTGTTTCCCCTACCTCAAATACCCCAGACTTCATCTCAATTTCGATGAGTTTAGGAACACAATACTTAGTTACATCTTTACCATCAAAGAATGCATAAATTCTTGTTGCAGGTTTTAGATTATTTGCATAGAATTCTACGTTTCTAGATCTAACAGTATTAACTACTTCAGTGTTCAGAACCTTATCACCTGCATCAATTTCTTCAAACTCCTCAACAACCATTGTTGTTGTTCCAGATCTACTCTTGGTTCCTTCCTCAACAGTATTATTGACAACATCCTCAACTGTTTGAGACGTTGTTTGTCTAACCCAAGCAGCAGGTCCTCCAGATCCGCCGTTAATCCAACCACCTCTACCAAATGTTCTAGTAGAAGTATCTGTTCTTCTTCTAGTATCTCTAACTACACTAGTAGTTCCAGACCAATCAGTTTCCCAAGAATTCCATATTGTAGCAGAAAAACCAGTTTGAGGATCTACATTATATTTTTCCTCTGCCTCGGACATAATGTCAGCATAATTTCCAGGAACCTCAATAGTTTTTGCTTCCCGTCTGTTTTGAGTTACCCAGTTATCTGATGAAGGAACAAGTGAAATAGTACCTTGCCAGAAACTAATTAAGAACGGAGTTACACTCTCAGTTCTAGTTGCAAATGTTTGTTTTACATATTCAACTTCAGAATACTCAAGACTTACAATATCATTTTGCTTTCTTATATTAATTCCTTCAATATTAGAAGTTCTCTTGTCTTCAGTAGGATCTACATCAACCACTGGACCGGTCATCATATCAACCGAAGTTGCATAGTGAGAAGGTCTCATCAACTTATGAACCTGATCAATACTATACTTTCTTGATAAGAAATAATCTTGAGATTTAAATGATGTAAAGTTATCTACAAAAAATCCTGACTTAAATCTATTAAGTCCATTAGCATCTGGAACAAACATATTTGCTGTGTTTGATTCCAACATTGATAGCGAAGTATAATACTCAAGATTTCTAATTCTATCTTCCAGTTTTTTGATATCCTTCATCTGGAATCTCTTGTACTTCAGGAAATTAATCGATACCTGTTGTACATTATGCAGATAAGGGGGATATCTAATCTCTGCAATCTCAATTGCATTATCAACTGGATTTGGCTTTACTGGATCATCAGATGGAGTTCCAAACTTCATTTGGAACTTTCCATCTTTATTCAAGAATAATCTATCAATTCTTCCTTGATAGTATGAAAAATCAAGGAAAATATTTTCATTAGATGCTAAAATGTTAGGAACAGAAGAACCTGCTCTATCAAAAGTTCTACCTAAGAACTCAAGAGGAGATCTACTTCCAGTAGCAGTAGTGTAATCACTTACTCTTGGTCTTAAATCAATAATATCAGTATTGAGATATCCATTAATCGCTTTGACTTCTGTAGAATAGTCAAAATCATTATAGGATTCTACGGTTACGATATCTCCAGTATCTGTGGTATCAAATGAAGCACTCTTAAAGTAAATTTTTATCTTCTTGGAAGGAGGTTCAGAATCTGGTTTTCTTGTCAAGAACCCATGATTGTAGAAGGTCTTTCCTTGTCCAGAAGAATATGTAAAGTTAGTAGATACATCAAAAGAAGTTGTATCTAGATCACTAATAACACCGCCAACCTCTGTTTCTTGAGCAACTACTGTTTCTCCTTCTACAAATTTAAAGTTATTTTTACTAATATAACGTATAGATGCATTGTTAACAACTTCCGCGACAACAGCAGATGCTCCACTAGTTTGTCCTACGATCAATTCTCCAATAATAAAATCATTAACAGTCGCAGTTGGTCCATTTAACTGAACCATCTCCATAGATGGAGATCCAAAAGAAGTTGGATTTACTTGGGAGGATTCATAAATTCCATGAATTTCAATAATATCTGGAGAATTTAAAGAAATAACTTTATCCTGAACTCTTGTTCCAAATGGAAAATTGCCATAAGACAATCCGTCATTTAAAGTTGTAGATCCAATTCCAGATGCTGGGCTAACTGATTTATCAACTACAAGACTTCTTACTCTATTTTTAACTTTCTTTTTAGATTTTACTTTTCTCTTTTGTACTGTAACGGTTAGTTTTGCATTGGTATCATCTGCTCCAAGATTTCTAATTTGAATTTCTCTTCCGTCAGCACTAAAAGAGAACTTATCAGATGTTAGAACTTCAATAAGTCCATCAGATCTAGTTAAGGTATATCTTTCTGCCGTGAATGGAAGGTAAGATTCTCCTACGGGTAATGTAATTGCAACTAAACTTGCACCAGCAATTTGATTATTTGTAATGTCTATCTCAAAAGTTTTTCTAATATTTAAGAATGCATCAGTAAGATCTACTGATGCGATATTTTCTTTAGGGAAAGGAGTATAAAGAGTTCCATCAGACTGAACGTCTAAAGCAGTGGTAAGAATTTTTAACTCACCTTGTGCTAGAGTAAATGCAGAAGTTGGAAGAGTTCCTTCTACTTCACCATCAACTGAAGTAACTGCCTGAATAGTTACGTTTGTTGTAGTAACTCCTGTTACTCTGGCAATGATTGGGAAAGTTGAGGAAACACTTACATTTGAAAACTCAAGTAAATCATTTATTTTTAACTTACCTGGAATTCTAGGGCTAGTAGAAGTTACGGTTGCTATACCTGCATTTGCTGCAGTTATACTTACAATATTTTCTACAGTAGAACGAGTAGACTGAACAACGTTTGCGCTAAAAGTGTTGATGCCAGTGATTGCTGATCCACCTGTACCAAAAACGATACCCGTGTTGGAATAAACTGATTTTACATCAGAAATTCCATAAGATCTGATGCTAGAAATAGATCTATAGACTTCCTGACCCTCATTAATTGAACTTTTGAAGCTTAAAACTTCATTATCAATAAATTCACCTTTTCTGTCGTATACTGTTACTGCAGTTCCTGCAGATACTGAGTGTCTTAAGAATCCAGTAGCACCGCTACTATTACCCTCAACATATGCAGGAACTGCTACAGTAATTGCTTGATTTACTGTAAGTTCTGTAAATGGTACGATATCGTATAAAGATGTTCCCCACTCATTAAGTTTTGGATAAACGGTATTGTATGAACCAGACTCTAATCTGAAATCAAATACTCTTGCTAATCCAATTTCTTTTCCTGGGGCGGTCTCAGAGTTTACACCTACTCTTTGGTCACGCAAACTCAATACAAAAGTATTACCTACACCTACCGTAGGAGATCTATAAACGCTATTGAGTTTTAAAGTGGGACCAGTATTATATTGGAAGAACTGGTCTTCAATTGTTCTAGTTGCTCTTGGCTTGTTAACATCAATAAATGTTGGAGCAATTGTCTCAATTTCATATCCTTTTACATATGCCTTACCTGGCGAGATTCTACAAAGAGCAAGATCGTCAGAGACAGTTCCTCCACTAGGAGTAAATTTACCCGCATCAAGTAAACCTTGATTTCCTCTATTGTTGTTTAGGGAATTAATAATCGATACATTAAAGGGTTTTACTACATAGTGACCACTTTCATCGAAAGTTCTTCTTGCAAGAATATCTGTGAGGTCATCAAAGAATACTCCACCACCACCTCTGGCACTTCCTCTCTTTACTGCTGAGGTCTGCAGAACACCATCAATAATCGTTGCTAACTCAATAAAGTTGTCATCATTAAAGTCTGTCAAAGACTTTTTAAGGAGACTGAGTGAAATTTTTAATCTATCAGCACCTGGAGCACCGTAGTTATTAAATCCTTGAGAATTATCATTTAAAGATTCATCTGTATTGGAATTTACAATCTCTTCTGATACAAATAAACCTACTCTGTAACTTGGAGTATTTGAGTATTGATCTAAGACTAAAGATTCTCTATTTACATTTACAAAATTACCACGAACAAAATATACGCCTTGTTCTATCTGGAATACAGATCCAGTAGCTGCAGAACCTGATGGAATTGTACGTGCAAATGGAGTTCCTGGATTGATAACAGAGTTTCCAAGAAGTCCAGATGAAATTGTTTGATTGGAAATAAGTTGTTCTCCATCAGAGAACGTTTGTGTCGCATTATCCCTTGTAGAAGAACCTTTGTATGCCACATACAAAGTTAAGTTATCTCTCTCAGAATCTGCAGAGAAAAGAACGTTATCTACTACCGCAGTAACACCTGAGGTTTGACCAGTAATAGTCGAACCAATTAATTGCTCAATATATGCCTCAACAGGGACGCCCTGATACGTATTTGCCAACTGAACAGCATAGTACAACTGAGAATATCCCGTGTTACCTGGGATAACCTTTGCACCTTCTTTAAAGAAATGCTGTCCAAATCTTTCTATTTGATTCTGCAGAATAGACTGCAGAGTCGATAATTCTCTAGCCTGTACAGGATATCCAGGCTTAAAAAGCACCTTATGGTAGTCATTCGTCGGATCAAAGTCGTCAAAATATGGTGCTACGTTTAAATTCGTCTGCTGTGGCATAATTCTTTAGAACTGCAAGATAACTTTTATGTCTTCTTTTTGATTCGACGATCTTGTGATAGATGGTCTATTATCTACGTATATAATGTTTCCAGAGTGTTGTTTTACTTCAGGAGAAGCAACACCAGTAACAAAGTCCATCCCAAGATAATATGTACGATTATTTATCGTGGTTTTGTTATCGTTAAACGTGTTGTCAATGGTTAAAGTAAGGCCAGTTGTAGGAGTTATATTCCTGTTACCACCTGCAGTTGGTGAACCTGTAAATGATCTAAGAGTATACCCATAAGTAGGATTTGTTTGAGCAGTTCCTACAGTGCTAAATCCAGCAATTCTTCTATCTTGCCATAGTTTTAAAACACCTGTTGTTTTCTCATAACTGACAACTCTACCAGCAGCGGTTTGTCCTGTTCCAACCAACTGAGTAACAATGGAATCCGCAGTAAAAGTTGCTTCACTGTATCCAGTACCTACTAACTTTAATGCAGTTACAGCACTTGCTTTATCTGCAGTTAAAACGATATTTGATGTTGGCGATTCTGGGTTTTGTATGATTCCTATCCTAGAAAATTGATTTCCAGTGATAAAATCTGGATTTTCATTATCATTTTCAATTCTAGAATACATCAAAACACTGTATGCACCCAATTCACGATATATATCTGCACCATGTCCACCTTGGGGAGTTATAATAACGTCCAACGTGGGCCTTGTAGTTCCGGTAGGAACTCCACCACCAGCCAGATCAACATTTCCAAATGTATATCCAGAACCCTGATTGGAAATAACTACTGAACCAACTTTTCTGTCGCCATCAATAGTTACGGTACATTCGGCACCATTTCCATCTCCCTCAATAGGAACTCTAGTATAAGTTTGGTTTGCAGTACCCAAACCAACTCCACGATTCTTGATGGTAACAATCTTGATAGAACCATCTACCGCATTGTCTCTTACTGCTGCAGTATCGTTACTTGTACTCCAATCTGTCGGAACGGGAATAAAATCAGTAGACTCAAATTTTACAATGTCTGCTGGTTTGATAGTATAGAGGTATTTCCAAATATATCCATCGCCGCTGGTTCCTGCTGATCTTGGTTCCAAGTCAACAAATGTTGGTTCATCAAGAGAGGGTCTACCTTGAGGATTCTCTGGATTTGTTCCGTTCTGTAGGCAGATATAAACTCTATAATCACTGTTTAATACGTAAAAATTAGAGTTATATAAGTTAGTAGAACCAGAAACTGGAGCAGTATTTGAACGACTATAATCATGACGATACATATCAAAAGTTGTTCCAGAAGACCAGTTCCTTTTTGGAATGACTTGTCTTACATCATCGGTATTAATTTTCTTCAGGGCGATCATAGTGTCCCAATAATCATTCTCCTGATCGAAATTGTCTTTGGGGGCAGGAGGAGAATCATTCCAAGTTGATGAATAATCATTGGAATTGGGTAATCCTATAAAAGAATAATAGGAATTGCTAGCATTAGCAATTCCCGCAACGAAATTCTTTGCGTTTAATATTCTTACCTGATCAGTTATAATGGCAGCCATTTTTGACAGACTTTTTTTACTTATTTATTACACATTACGATGAGAATTTTTTGAACCTCACATATCTAGTTCTAACTAGTTTTGTTGATGTGGAAATTCCAGTGACTCCATTGGTTCCAATTCCAGACATTGTATTTGCTGGATATGAAATATTCTTAGTTCTTGCGGATAATATAACTTTACCCCAAGAATATTCGCCAAATTTTGGTGAAGTCAATATTCCAACAATTCCTGTAGGAACGTTAGTTACATTTGCGAATATTCTTTTAACCATCGTGCTAACACCAGCAACGCTCTTGGAGATTAATTCAGTAGAGTCTACCGCATAAACGTTATCGCAGAATTCTGTTCCTACTCCAATTACAGTAGAGTTATCAGAATATAGAGAGGTAATGCTAGTTGTAGCAATACCGACGTTAGAATTTCTTACTATAAAGTAATCATTAACTCCAACAGATGACAGAGTAATCGCAGTTCCAACAATTGTAGAGTCTCTTAATACAGAATCATATGGAATATGAAGATCGAAAATCATCTGAGTTGTTCCAAGACCTACAACAGTTGTCCCAAGTCCAACAACGATTCCAGAATCTCCAGTATAAGAATAAACATCGCAAGTTTCTGTTTCTTGTACCGGTGGTCCAATTAAAACGTATGGTGGATTAGATGAGGTATATTCAGTTCCTGGATTGCTAATTGCAATTCCAGTGACAACACCACCACTGATAGTTGCAATTCCAGTTGCTCTTGTAGATGTATCTGTAGATCCTATACCAATACTAACTTCGGGTACTGTGGAATAACCACTGCCACCATTAGAAAGAACAATAGAATTAATAGTTCCTGCAGAAGAAACTACTGCAGTCGCGGCCGCGGCAACGGTGATGGTAGATGGAACAAAAGTAACTTCTTTCTGTACAGTATTTCTGAAGTTAGTGTCTTGTGCTTCATTATGAAGATTAAACATTGGTCTTAGTCTATCAACATAGATTATAGTAGATCCAATACCAACAGAACTAATAATATTTGCAATTGGATTAATCACGGGTTCATAGATTTCTCTATCCTTACCAACTTCTTGACCATTAATAATCTTATCCTGAGTTTGTCTACACCATGTTATAGGTCTTTCTAGAGTTGTATCTCTAGTATTTCCTGGACCATAGTATGGAAGAGTGTTTACAGCATCAATAGAAGTAACAGTGCTTATAGTCCTTGCGTTTTCTTGTAGGTAAGACTGCTGACCTTTATCCTGATCATAATTTAAGGTTACTTCGTCTCCATACTTGATGGTCTCAAGAATCTCTCTATCAATAACATCAAGATCATCTCCACTTCCCTTATAGAATACAATCTTAATATCGTCACCAACTTTTGGTGCTTCTGTAAATGTTATAGAGGAACCACCATTAAATTTGTATGCAACTCCAGGTTTCTGTAAAATACTATTTACAAAAATTAGAAGAAGTTGATCAAGTTCGATTTTGGCACCTTTAGATTTCATAATTGATACGATAGATCCACTTCTCAACAATGGGAAGTCCAATCGTGTTCCGTCAATGTAAGAGTTGACATTATCTAATGTCTCAAGGACACCAAGAGACCAACCAGTAAATTCGTCATGAATTACTTTCTCAATCTGAATCTGGAATTCATTTGATCCAAAGGACGAAGTAGTAGGAATTCCTGTAGATCCTCCAGCGGGAATAGTCAATACATCTCCATTTCCATAACCATATCCCGTATTAGACAACTCAAAGTCAATGATACTAGAACCTTGTCCAACAACAATATTGATAGTTGCGGCAGTTCCCAATCCAGATGAAGAAGAACTATACTCAAGAGGAATATTAGAATAAGAAAGTGGAGCGTCAAATACCACAAACGGTGGGTTGGTTGATGTGTATCCAGAACCAGGATTTGTAATGGTAACGCCTGTAATATTTCCATTAGAAATTGATGCAGTTCCAATTGCAACCAGATTTGATCCAGTAACACTTGAAGTACCAACACTAACGCTAACGGTCGTCTGAATTCCTGCTCTATAACCCGAACCAGAATTTCCAATAGCAATTGCAGAAATTGTTCCAAATCCAGAAACTGTAGCAGTTCCACCAGCAGATATCAGAGGTTGATAACCAAATCCTTCAGTAGATCCGACAGAAATAATCATTCCCCCTCTTGGGAAACTAGAAACGCCAACATCTCTTGACATTGACTCAACAAAAGCAGATGGAGTTGTTCTACCCGTGCCTACAAATGTAATTGAGGTAATACCAGTAGTTTCGCTGAGTTCATAGTTGTCCCTTCCACCAGAAACTTGAAAGATGTCATTGATGAGAATAATTGCACCCTCATTTGCAATTCCAGTAATATTGTTATTATTACTCTTAAGAGTGAATACATTGTCCACTCCATTAAATCCACTAGAAATATCATCAAAGATGTAATTTTTGTAATAAGTTTCGTTTGATGTATTTGGAGAAGCATTTCTGATAAAACTTCTTCCTTGGAAAGTGGAACTTGTAGATATTCCCTGATAATCTCTTTCATCAGGTGGATTTGTTATAGTACCCAAAGGTGTATTACCATAAGGTGCCTCAACAAAGTTTAATGTGTTATCTACAATATTATAGTTTCCAACAACTTTAGTGACCAACGTTCCAGTAGCGATTCCAGATAATGGTGTTCCCATCCACTGTCTACGAACTCTAATAGAATTTGTAGATCCAATTCCAACACCCTCGATAAGCATTATTTCATTATCAACTTTAATCAGATCTCCTCCGAAGAAAGATGTTATTCCTGTAAACTTAATTAAATCATCAGTAGAAATAACTTCATCAGCAAGAGTTGTGGTAACTGCTGTAGAAACAATTGGTGATTGTATTAAGTTGTCTAAGGCAATAAGAACTTTTTGATTTTGATTTGTCGAAACAAATCGGTGAGATGAACCAATACCAACACTTGTTATATCAATAACTTCAGGGATAGACTTCAGAGCATTTTCTGCACTGGTTGCCAACTGAATTTCATTATCATTTACTTTCACTGCAAATATTCCATCTCTAGGAAGTTTTTCAGTTGTTAATCCTGTAGATGGGAAAGTCGTTTGTGCAATTCCAATAGCTAAAGTTGATCCAATTCCCGAATGATAATATTTTAATTCTTCTCCCGATACGAAGAAGTGATTTGGAATTTTAACTGTATTTGCGCTAACACTGACAATAGAACTATCATTGCCAAGGAATGATCTTTCAAAAATAGGATCATTTTTGTGAGTAAGTTGGAATGATCTCTTAATATCTCTGTCAGTACCAGTATACTCTGCAAATCCAGTTTCTATTGATCCATTAACCAGAGAGATTGTATCTCTTGTGTCATCTGCCAGTCGTAAAGCATTCATGTAAACATGAACGGTTGCATCAATACCTGCTATTGGAGTAAACAAGAGTTGAGTTGTAGCTGCAGCACCAACAACTACTACTCTACTACCAAAAGTTCCCAATCCAGAATGAGTCTGAATATTACCATACTCAACATCATAAGTATCGTAAGAAGATACAGTCTCTACATGATCATCAACAACAGCATATTCTAGGAATTCGTATCTATTATTGGTTGTATCATGAATCTGAACTAAGAAATGTGCCGCATCATATCTGTCAATAGTTGCAGATATATGACTTGGATATTCTCCAACAATATTTTGTGTAGGAGATCCAGAAGAAGCAATTGACGTTACTCTAGACTCAAGTCTAGCATGTTTCATATCAATATATGAAGTCCCTGTAGACGCGGAAGACAATCCAACTACAACAGTGTTAATGACTCCAGTTGTTCCTATCCCACTAGCAGGATTAAAATCAACTTTAATTTGGCCACCATCTAAACGTGCAGTATATGTCCCAAATCCAGTAGCACTATATGCACCTGGATTTGTAGTTAACTTACCATATTCTAGAATAGAAACATCAGTTCCATCATGAATGATGTTTAATTCTTGTGCCTCAAATTCGTTAGAATTAAAGGTTGCAGTATTTCCATAAGATGGATTACTTACATCTGGAGCGATAGTAACAAGAACCTTTGCAGAGTGATAAGTATCTCCAATGCTGACAATATTAGCAGTGGTTCCAGAACTTACAATTACGCTTTCAGAGTCAATTAAGACACCACCAATAGAAGTGCTTCCAGTGCTTAAGTAATTATCATTTAAGTTATAAGAGATTGCAGTGATATCATAATCATTAACAGATGATTTTACGGGGAAGAATTGCAGTTGTCCATCACTTCCAGAAATAGCAAAATCAAAAGATCCTTGATCATATACAGTCTCAAGCCTTGCATATTGATTCAGATATCCAAAAGAACTATCATGAATCAGGTCAACAATCATTAATTGTCTTTCTTGAGTAAATCTAGCGTCTCTCAAGTATGTAATGTACTTTCTAAAACGGAAATCTGATAATGGGAATGAAGTAACAACCGTAAAAGCAGTTGCTCTAGGATTACTATTAAACTGAGATCCCAAGTCATCAATAGAAAGAACTCTGTTTCCTACAGATTCTGTAAAGTCGGAAAGTATTTTATTCTCAAAAATAATTTCATCTGATAATATTCCATTATCAAGATTAAAGTTTAAATTATTTTCTCTAGCAATATCAAAATCAAAAACACAATTTGTATCTACAAACCCGTCAAGATCACTTACAATAGAAAGATCTGTTAACTCAGTAGAAAGTCCAACATTAAGAGTTTGTTCATTTGTAGTTTCAATTTGAAGATCGCTAAACTTCCTATATCCTAACGTATGGTTAGTGCTAGAAACGACATCATTCCACGTATCATATGGAATTCTTGATTTTAATGAATATGAGAAGTTCTGATAATAGCTATTATCTTGTAATCTCTGTAGATTAGTGTTTAATACTCCAGAGTACGACTGATTTCCCTCAAACACATCTGTAGATGGTCCAAGATCAAAGTAACATTCATAAGAAACTACTGTAGATGCAACTCCAATCAATTCGGATGTTAATCCACGAATTCTATCATTGACAGCAAAGTCATCAGTTGACAGAACTCTTAAAGTCTTGGTTCCTCTATCCCAACTCTGTACTGTTCCCTCTTTACCATTCGTGGTTACTATCTCTCCTGGTAGGTAGTTTGATACTTCGATAACGGTATCAAAACTTGGGAAGAATTTCTCTGGTGTAACAATTCCAGAGGAGTTAATTGGATCGAAGACTCCAGGAATTTCGCCATTACTTAAATCATTTGCAATATTATAGGTAATGCTTCCAATTCCACCAATATTTGGTGTAACGCTGGTCAGTGTGAATAACTTATAATCATAATTCTCAGAATTAAATCCTTTTGCAGTAGATCCAATACCGACACTAATATTCTCAACTAAAACCCTATCATCTACACTAAATGGGAAAGCAGTGGAGAAACCAACTGCCATTGTCAAAGTTACATCTTTAGTAATGGTATTAAACCCAACTGTACTGATACCAACTCCATTACTATTTCTAATCGGAAGTAGTGTTGGAACTACATTATTGATACCACTAGTATTTCTTAAAATAGTTACTTCAGTATCACCAAGGTTATAGCGAAGGTCTAAATCAGTGATTCTGTTTCCAGTTTCTCCGTCAAATGCAAGTAGTGTAGGTGCAGAAGTATATCCTCTTCCTCCAGAGGTTATACCGATAGAATCAATTTTTGCAAATCCATCAACTTTTATTATTTGAGGAAGAGTTGCACTCGGTTTAAGAGTGTTATCAGTTGGAAAATCATATCCAATATCATTGATTTTTATCTTTTCAATTTGTCCAATGGTATTGCTCTTAGCAATAAGATCTGCATCTACTCCATTGATACTAGTTATTGAAGAAACTTCTGGAAGAATATTATAATTTTTACCAGTATCTGTTACATCAACTCTTACAATTGGCCCATCGGTATGAATGCAGTCAGTTGTATATGCTATCGAAGATGCTGTAGAAACATATGAAGTTTTTTCTGGAACTTCTGGAAGGTCAAAAGTAAACGTATTAGTTCCGGCAATCGCTACTCTTCTCTGCCCATTATATACGCTATTCTTGGATTGAAGTTGATTTCCTCCCACAACCTCATCATCACTAACGATTTGTAATTGATCTTCGGAAAGATCATTGTCAGTAACTGGATCTAACTTATAATAAAGTGTCTGTGGTGTTGTTTGACCAATAGAAACAGTAACTGTTGCATTCGTAGATACGCCAGGTGTTCCACTTCTACTTACACTGAAAACATTAGAAAAACCATCAGACTTCCACATAGATGTGCAGTTTTCATCAACATAAAAATTGAGTCTAAATGCAGGGTATGATGTAGTCTGTTTTACGTATGAAAGTGAAGTGTCTGATAAATCAAATACAACATTAGAACTTCTGTAGGCAGAAATTGGTGGATTAACCAATCCAAACTCACCGGCAGTACTAGAAGCAATACTTACGATTGTTGGTTTTAACTTAGTTGCATCATGATAAGTGTTTGATAACTTAAAATTATCATTATCTACTCTTACAGTATAGTAGATGTTATCTTTGTAGATAACTTTATCTCCACTTCGATAACCATGATCTACGATTGTAAATGTATTAGTTGCAGTGTTTATTCCAGAAGATGTAATAGTATTAATTCCAACTAAAATTCTTCTATTTAATGAATTATATTTTACTTTATATGTACTAGCAACAGATGGATTTACATCAATGTAAACACTATGATTTTGTCGTAATCCATGATCTTCACTAGTTGTTACTGTGACAGTTCTCTTTACAACATCCCCAGTTATGTTGGAATAGTTTGTAGCAAAACTGTGAGTATTGCCAACACCAACACTAGTAAAGAAGATAGTCTTAGAAGTATTACCAACTCCAATAAATCCATCAGTTCCTAATCCAACTCTTACAGTTGCAATTCCGATTAAATCTTCCGAAATCTTTGCAACAAACAGTGTTTGTCCATTGGTGAGAGTCTTTGCTGTACCAATACGTCCATCTTCATTATACTCAATTGCAGTTCCTCCATTTGGAGAATATGTAAGACTATCACCTGTTTTTAAATTATGCCCTTTAATGTAGATTGATTTTGTAGGAATAAAAATTTGAGTAGATCCTGCACCTGGATATAAGAAAGATATAGTGGTTCCAATACCAACTCCAGACTCAGTTCCAAGTCCAATCGCTTCTACTGGATTAAAGTAAATTTCTTTGTTTCTTCTAAACTGATACGTTGTTTTAAATCCAGCGTTAATTTTAAATCTTCTAGGAACTTCGGTTAAAAGAGTTCCAATAGTGTGAATACCACTAAAACCATTTACTGCTCTAAGAACTCTAAATCTTGAGTTTAGTCTATCAACATTTAAAACTTTGACTTGTTCTGTTCCTATTCCGAGAATATCATTCGGTACAATGTTTGTATTATCTAAATCTCCACCCCTTACTGCAAAGAAAGTGACAATACCAGTAACAGTTGTTGCGCCAATAGAAACTCCCGTGGTGCCAGTTCCTGCTACTCTAAATGATTCGCTAGTAACACCAATTGTATATGAACCATCAATTTTCGATGACGTAGTTGACATACCAGATATGGTAACTATGTCAAGGTTCTGTAGGGAATGTGGGGAAGATGATTCTACTCTGTAATATCCTTTCTCATTCGAGGGTAAGAACGATACATTAGATACCGAAACTTCATTCGATACAATAGAAGAAACTCCTCTACCTTTAAGAAGAGAGACTTTTCCAGCCGCACCAAAACCAGTCGTACCGACATTTGAGAAGTTTACTACATCTCCTATCTTGTAAGAATTTCCTCCATTTTTAACATCAATACTTTTAATTCCACCTCTATTAGTAGAAACTATCTCTCCAGTTTGCTTTAATTTATTTGGAACATAAATGTATGGAAAATCGATATCAGGATCATTTAAGTTATATGAGTAAGTATTTCTGCACCAATCCTTATCATTTAGATCGTAATCATCTTGATTGGATGACTTTTTAAAGTTGAAATCAAATGGAGTAGAATTATACTTGTCTCCAATTAAATATGGGAATTGTGGTACTTTATAATTTCTAAATGCTCCAGAAGATGCAGTATTACCAGGAGTTACCGTTGTAAAATATGCATAAGTTCCTTTAGGGAAGTCTGGTGTTACACAGAATCTTCCGTTGTTTCTATCCAAGTAACTATCATCATTATTTTCATAGTATGAATAATCTTCTACAAAAAATCCTAATGGGTAAATTGACGTTGGTGGGCCATTCACTCTTAAAGAATTAAGTCTATAACTAGACTTCATTAAAGTAACAACACCACCATCAGATTCGGAGTATCCATATGGACCGTAGATTGGATTTCCATCATACGCCCAACCAATAATTGGAGAATGATCAGTGTCTTCAGTTTCCTTTGAGTTTATAATCTTTAAATCTGGTGTTCCAAATAAAGTTTCTCCACCCTCTCCCAAAGAGAATAAAATTTCTCTAAGTTTTCTAGGAGCATACATGTGATAACATTGTAATCCAAATTTTTCACTGGAAGATGGAGAAATAACTACATCATCATCTTTAAGTTCATTATTTTGATATAATTTCTCAAATAAGTTAAATCTCCAAGTCTTAAGAACTGGATTAAACTCTGCTCTGGTTTCAGTTGTAATTACGTCAATACTCGTATCATCTGGATTATATCCATTTCCAGGTTCTATTACCTTAACTTCAGATAATCGTCCATTCTCAATGATAGGAGTTAATACACAACCAACACCAGTTCCATTGATAACTAAATCTGGAGTCGATGTATATCTAGATCCAACGTTAGAAACAATAACCTCAATAATTCTACCATCTGCCGTGACTATTGGTGTCACTTGTGCATTTCTACCAGAAATAATCGAAACAGATGGTTTTCTATTTAAGTTGATAATTTCACTATCACCATACCCAGAACCAGAATTTTCCAAATGAATTGATGTTAGACTACCTCTAAAGATAGGCTGCACAACTGCTTTAAATGTTTCAGTACCAACTGAAGAAATACCAACAGCACCTTTAATTGTTACTGAGATTGGTTGATAATTAAAATATTGAGTACCAGATCCTTTAGAAGTCAGATCAACATATTGTTTTGTCGTGTAGAAGAATTGTTTGCCTTGAGTAGATGTGCCAACTTGAGATAACTTAAAGTTATCACTATCCAATCTAGTAACATAGTAGTCCGTGCCATCTACAAGTCCTCCTACGGTGTCTCCTGCCCCGACAGAGTACCTTAGAATCTCTCCAGACTCATAGTCATGATCCTTGATAGTAAATGTATCCAGGGCAGTGTTTATACCACTAACACCAACTGATCTTTTCTTATATTCGTAACCAGAACCATTATCTATAATATTGACTGCATCAATAACAGATTTTTTATTAATAGTTTCTAATCTATGCTTACCTATACCATAAAATGATAATGTTACTGTGTTGATTCCAACGACAGCATCCTCAAGTTTTTCATGAAGTTTAACTGTTGTTGGATTTACAATCGAGGTGTAATAAATTGCATCCGTAGATAAACCACCTACACCTTGTTGCGAATCTGTTTTATAAATTACTCCGTCACCATTTCTAAACTTATGATATGTTGAGAAACCAATTGTTGATAAAGTTGACCCCAATCCAACTCTCGCTGATGCTGGGTCAGAGAAAAATTCTACTTTATGATCAATTAACTTTAAAGAAGCAACTGCTTTTGCATTTCTACCATTACCTCCAGTGATTGACACTGTTGGATTCTCAATATAATCAAATCCCCTGTCTACGATATTAATTTGCCTCAAATTTCCACTAACTGCCAAGAATCCAGTAGCACCAGTTCCTACAGCGTCTACTATTGATAACTGTGGGGGATTGATAACATCAAAACCATCCCCCTCCGCAGTTACCTCAATATTCTCAATATCGCCATAGTAAATTAGATCGTCTGATTTGTAGTTTAAAATTTCTACACCATTAACAAGCACCCCTGTAGGTCCAACAGATGTTTCTTCTGGATTGTATGTTTCAACAGGAGTAGAAATCTCTCTATAAATTTTTTGAGGTTCTAAAATTTTACCATTTATTTCATATGGTTCGAGAATATTGTCGGTTACTGTTGGTGATCCAGTTAATGTTACGAATTTTGAGGCATAGATATTTGCCAAAGAATTTGCTAATTTGATATTATTATCATCAACTCTCTTCACATAATATAAACCTTCTCCACCATCATCTCCACCAAATAATGAAGAGGTTATAGTTGTAGACGTTATTTCTTCTCCATCAAGAGAAACTGTTGTTACTGTTTTTTGTGGAGTATAATAAATGGCATCACCAGTATAATATCCATGATTTGTGATAGTGAAAGTAGAACCAGTAAATGTACCGTTAAGTATATTCTGCTTCTTACCAGTAACAATTGGTTGAGTTGCATATGATGGTAGAGAGTTAGATGCAACAAGAAGAGAATTAGAATACTTTTTCTTATAAATGTTCTGAACGTTTGCTTGATATTTTCTTAAGAATGAAAACTGAAGAGAGTTTACTTTATTAATTTTTTTCTTAAGATAATACGATTCAGTGGTAACAACACTACCAGAAGTTTTTATGAATACTATAGTTGATGAAATAATATCAGATATTGTACAATCTGAAGATGTTGATCCATTAATCGTGTTTATAGTTAATTGATCACCTATCTTGAGATAATGTTCACTCTTCAATGTTAGTTTGTAGGTTTGAGGAGAAGTTGTACTAATAATCTCAATTTTGTCAATAGTGTACTGAACTGGATTACTGTAAAACCAATTCTTAAATTTAAATCCACTATTTTCTATACCAATAGACTTGACTTTAAATGTATCCCCTGCTTTAAAGTCATGAGCATCTTGTGGTTTTGAGAATCCAGTTAAAACTGATCCAACTCTTACTTCAATACTATTATCATTTGGATAAGGTTTATTATATACAAAACTACTAATTCCTACACTATCACCATCAATAATAGTGTCTGTAATGTTACTACAACCCAAGAACTGAGTGAGTGTTTTAGATGTATATGAGACTATTCCGGTTGGTGTGGCGGGATCATTTGGATACTTTACATATAGAGTACCAGAAGTATCAAACCCAACTGTAGAATCTACATCGATGTATGTAGAACCAGAAGATACGTTACCGATTACATGAGTTTTTGGAGAAACTTTAAAGTTTCCATAAGTTGCACCAAGAACTCTACTATCTCTATTATATCCACCATCAAATGAAAGTCTATAATATGTTTTTCCTAATCCAACTTTAATTTCTTCTACATCATAAATTGAGGTATATGCCTTTGCAGGATAATCTTGGAAGATAGTCTTTAATTCTAATTCTTTTGGGTCTCCAGCAATACTTTCTACAACAAAATTTGATGTTACTAAGTTTTGAGCATTAGATGGAGTGAAAAGATACTCCTTTGGCCTAATAATTTTAATATCCTCGCCATATAATGCCTTAAATAAAATCTTAAATGATTCATCAGTACCTTTACTAGTGTAAAAGTCTTTTGATTGTTTAATAAACTTCTCTTGATCTAACCCAGAAAACAGAGTTCTATCAGACAGTCCAGGAAGGAGTTGAATTTTTGTCTTTTTAAGAAATTCAGTTAAGAATAAGCAAGTCAAATTTACTATTGTCGCACCAGATGTATGATCCGCCGCAGCAGTGGATTCAAATACTAAATTTTCTGGATTTGCATCTTCTCTATACGCAGATACTCCAACAAATCCTCTTATACATCCAGTGAATGAATATTGAGTCTTTCCAGTGTATGTAATAATTTCATTGCCTATTTTAAGCAATCCATATGAATCAGGAAACTTCTGAGTTCCTTGAGGAGAAGATCCTGAATTTATATTGATAGTTGTTGCAAACTCATCAATATCTTCAGAAAGAACTATAGTGTGATTTGTATTTGCTTGCTCGTCAACGGAAACATATTGATCAATATTTTGAATTAGATCAATAGGAGCACTTTTAAATTCTTGTGAAAGATAATATTGCTCTAAAAACTCTGAGATAAGCGGAAAATCATTCGCAACATAAGTTGGAACTTGACTTTTGACAATACTGCTAAATTGAATTCTTTTTTCTGTCATTTTGCTATATCTCTAAATTAGTATCCGCCGCCGGAAGAAGATGAAGATCCTGATGATGTACTAGTAGTTCCCGTGCTTCCACCGAAGGAACTGTTCGATGTAACTGCTTCTGTAACAGTATTAGTAACTCCATTTGATGGTGGTCCA